AACCGAAGCAAAGGGAGTGTGACGAATGTCCACAGTCAGTGATTTAATTAAAGGCTCTCTTAGATTGCTTGGTGCTATTGCACAAGGTGAGACGCCAAGCTCAAATGCCTCAGCAGATGCATTGTCAGCATTGAATGACATGCTGGAATCCTGGTCGAATGACGGATTTTTGATTTATCACCAAGTCATTGAAAGTTTAACTCTCACGGCTAGCACGGCAAGCTATACAATTGGTTCAAGTGGAGCGTTTAACACGACAAGACCTGTTCGAATTGCCAATGCTTTAGTAAAACAGTCAGGCAGTAATGACGAAATTCCTATTCGAATTTATAATGAAGACGAATGGGCTCAAATATCCGACAAGACTTTAACTTCAATTCTGCCTCAGGGAATTTATTATGATCCAAACTTTGCATTGGGATTGATTTACGTTTGGCCTGTTCCAAGTGCCAATGGGACACTAATTCTTTGTTCTGACAAGCCGCTTACTACTTATTCTTTAATCAGTGAGGACGTGACTTTGCCCCCTGGCTACAAAAAGGCTTTCAGATACAATTTGGCCATGGAATTAGCTCCTGAGTATGGCAAAGCAATTTCTCAAGATATTGCCACGCAAGCAGTGGAATCAAAGGCATTAATAATGAGATCTAACACAAAACCAGTTTACATGACGTCAGATGTATTTGGGTTGGTCGGTGATGAAAAACAATTTAACATTCACACGGGATTGTAATGAAGCTGCAAGGATTTATAGGTCCCGCTTATTCACTTCAATCTGTCAACGTTGACGCTCAAAGATGCGTTAATATGTATCCGGTTGTCATCGAGTCGGGCACTGGCAAAGGTGCTCAAGTCGCTTATCTCGCACCGACTCCAGGTCTTAGAAAACTAGTCACAGTTGGAGACGGACCAATCCGACTTGTTCATGTCGATGCAATAGGGCGAATTTTTATAGTCAGTGGAAATAAACTTTATGTGATCACTGAAAGTGCTGGCACTTGGTCTGCTACTCTTTGCGGAGCAGATGGGACAGCAGGGGGAAGCGCTAAGACATTTGATACATCGAGTGGACCGATGAAAGCCGCTTCAATGTCATTTCAAGGCACTGGCACCGACAGTTCGACATTATTTGTCGATGGGACAACTAACTATTTATATTTAGATGACGTGGCTCAAGACTATTTTGGTGATTTAGTTGATTTTGGTTATGGAGACGTGGCCACGGCAACGGATGTGGTTTGGAGTGACGGTTATTTCATACTAAATGAATCAGGGACTAATAAATTTTACGTTTCAGACCTTCAAGCATTTAATGTTGACGCATTATCTTTTTCTAGTTCTGAGGGAAGCCCTGACATTTTACTCGCCATGCAGGTCGCAAATCGGAATTTATATTTGTTTAACGAAAATACTATCGAAATTTACTATAATTCTGGAAATGCTGATTTTCCTTTTGAAAGAGTCCAAGGTGGTTTTATTGAAATTGGATGCCGCGCAAAAAGCAGCGTCGCAAAAATCAATAGTACATTGATCTGGTTAGGTCGAAATAAAGAAGGTCAAGGCATTGTATTTAAAATGGATGGATCGAGTCCTCAACGGATATCAACACATGCAATTGAATACGCGATAACGACTTATACGGCTTCATCAATATCAAGTGCAAGGGCATATACTTATCAAGACAAGGGGCATTTTTTCTATGTCTTAAATTTTAGTGAAGCGACATGGGTTTATGATTTAACGACACAACTTTGGCATCAAAGGGCTTATACCAGTGCGGGATCTTTACAAAGACATAAAGGTGTCGATTGTGCTTTTGATGGCGGTCATAATTACACAATAGTTGGCGACTATTCAAATGCAGATGTATATCGATTTGATGACACATATTATTCGGATGACGGTGACGCTATAACTAGACTTCGAACAAGCCCGCATATTTCAAATGATTTAAAAAGATTATTTTGTCATAGTTTCCAATTAGACATGGAAGTAGGCATTGGCCTTGACGGTGGTGTTCAAGGCTCAAGCCCAACTGTCATGTTTGATTTTTCAGATGATGGCGGTCACACTTGGTCGAGTGAGTCGTGGGCTTTAGCTGACAATGCGGCTGGTTCAATCGGTGAATATAAAACAAGGGTTCGTTGGACAAGACTTGGGAGTTTTAGAGATAGAATATTTCGTGTTTCAATGACAGATCCAGTCAAGACAATTTGGATTGACGCTCAACTTGATGTCACCGCGGGGGAAAGCTAGTGTCTTTAGTCAAAAGAACATTTGAAGTCCCATTAAAAGACAAATTGCTTGATCCGAACGGATTTGTATCTCAACCGTGGATGTGGTTTTTTAGATCCTTATCAGATTTATTAATTTCACTTGGAGAAGAACTGTCATTTGAATTATTAAATGATCTTAACGCCAAGACTTTTGCGAGCGCAGACGTTAATACTTCGACAGACGTCATCACTGAAACCGCCCACGGATATTATACAGGTCTAGTTGGTCAATTGACAACTTCCGGAACATTGCCAACCGGACTAAGCCTTGCCACTGACTACTATATTATAAAAGTAAATGCGAACAGTTATAAGTTTGCGACTTCAAAAGCGAATGCCGATTCTGGGACTGCTATTAATATCACTGGGGCGGGCACTGGAAACCATACATTTACGCCTCGCGGTGACATAACTGATTTAAAATTTAATTTAAGAGGTGTAAGCCAAGCGACAGTGGATTTTCTTATTCAAAGAGTCACGACAAGTGTAGGCGCTACAGAACTTATAGAAAGTGGAATGTTCGTTGTTTCATACAATCCAACAAGTGCGGATTGGTCTTTAACAATGATCGGAACCCCAGGTCCAGACGATAGTGGAGTGGATTTCTCAATCGATTCAAATGGTCAAGTCCAGTATGTATCGACCTCGATCACAGGTACCGCATCTATTTCAAAAATCACTTGGCGGGCAAGAACATTAGGCGCAAAGAATTCTTTGTATAGTTCAGTCGGTGCAAAATGAGTGAAATAAGTAAATTAGAAAATCAAAAAAGCCTAATTGATGCCGTAAATGATGCGGAAAAAATTATCTTGAATGAAGAACAGGTTGAATGCCCTGTTTATCATAGTTTTGGTCCTAATATATACATGAGAGAAGTCCACATAAAAGCTGGGACCTTTGCAATTGGTCATCATCAAAACTTTGAGCATGTTAACATTTTTGTTAAAGGCAAAGCCAGAATGCTCAACGATGATGGGACATTTACTGTTTTAACCGCTCCGATGTTATATATTGGGAAGCCAGGCAGGAAAGTAGCTTTTGCGATTGAGGACATGATTTGGGTTAATGTCTATTCTGAAACAGACCAAAACATCGAGAATTTAGAAAACAAATTGTTAACAAAAAGCTTGGCATTTGAAGAAAAAACAAAACTTTTATCAAATCTTAAATTATTGAATTCAAATGAGGAAAGAATCGAATATTATTCGATGTTAGATGATTTAAATATAAAAGATGATGAATGGAATAATATTTTAAAAAGAGATATTGGAGATCTTCCGCTAGCTCAATACAAATTTAAGACTGGGTCATCAAATATTCATGGACGCGGTATATTCGCAACGGCTAACATTGACGTGAACGAAGAAATAGGACCATGCCGATGGCACGGTAAAAACACGATGCTCATGAGCTTTTTAAATCATTCATTTTCGCCTAACTGTAAGATCTCAATGGAAAATGATTTCAAATTGATAGCAATAAAGTACATAAGTGGATGCCATGGCGGGATGGATGGCGATGAGATGACAATCGACTATCGGGATATATTTAATTTTTTTATTGAGGAGAATGAAAGATGAGTGCAGTAGCGGCGGCGATTGCAGGTGGAGCATACCTATCTTATGAGGGAAATCGGCAAGCTGGGAATAGAGCGGAGAGAGCCCAGCAACGTGGGGTTCAACAAGGCAATGCGATCTTAGAGGCGCAAACTGGCCAAGCGAATCAAGCATTAAGAAATGCCTATGATGAGCAAAAATCTATCTTTGAGCCGTATGCTCAAGCTGGGATGTCCTCGCTTTCTCAATTGCAATCTGGGGATTTCGCTAAAAATTTAGAAATGGATCCAGGATATCAATTTAGATTGAAGCAAGGTCAAAATTCTTTAAGAGGAGGTGCATCAGCTCAAGGGAATTTGAATTCAGGTGCGACGCTCAAGGCACTTGAAAGGTATGGTCAAGACTATGCATCTAATGAATATCAAAACGCTTACCAAAGAAACTATGACAGACTTTCGCAGTTAGCAGGGCTTGGTTACAACGCAAGCCAAAACCAATTCAATGCATCCGGAAACTATGGGAATTCATTGAGTAACAATATGATGAGTTATGGGAATCAGGTATCAAATAACTATACAGGCCTTGGAAACGCACAAGCCGCAAATCAAATAGCCCAACAAAATAGCCAAAACCAATTATTAGGAAGTTTAGCTGGCGCTGCCGGAATGTATTATGGAGGAAGGAAATAAAATGGGACAAATTGATTCATCAATTTATTTTCAATCTCAAGGTCCCGATGTGGTTGGAAACCTCCAAAGAGGTCTCGCATTAAGAGACATGATGGACGAAAGAAGTTTGAGAAATAAAGAGTTAAATGAAAATGAAGCGATCAAGTCTGCTTATGCTCAGGGCATAAAACAAGGCCCAGATGGGAAGCAATATTTAGACCAAAACGCCACACTTTCAGCTATTGCCAAAGTAAATCCAATGAAGGCTTATGAACAGCAAAAAGCTTTTGAGGTTGAGGACATTCAAAGACAAAAACAAGATATTGAAAAGAAACTGAAATCCATTGATTTAGGAAGCAGAATTCTTTCTGGAGTAACCGATCAGAGCAGCTTTGATAAAGCCATAGAAACAGGACAAAAATTTGGATTTGATGTAAGTGGACTAGGAAAGTATTATGATCCTGATCTAGTGAAGCAATATCAATCAATGAGCATGACAGGAAAAGAAAAGTTAGATGATCAATACAACCAACTAGACTACAAACTAAAAGAACGTGCTGCGGATTTAGCAGATAAGCGATTAATCAGTGACAATTCTTTTCGAAATAAGCAATTGGAACAAAAACGCAGAGAAGGAAGTGGTTACTCGGCGGGACAAAAGAAACTTGATCAAGAATTTGCAAAAGACTACAATGAATGGACTTCAGGTAAATCAAACTCAGCTAGATTAGAAATAAATAAACTTCAAGATGTAGCTACTAAACTAGAAAAAGGAAATTTAAGCACTGGCGGATTCAGCGGAATGTTTCCAGATCGAATGACTTCAAGCGATCTTTTGAGTGCGCGAGCCGATGTTCAATCTACTGTTATGAATAGTTTGAAGGCTCTTTTAGGTTCTCAATTTACCGAAAAAGAGGGCGCGAGAGTCATTAGCAATACTTGGAATGAAGCTGACTCAACTGAACATAATTTGGAAAGACTTAATCGTCTAATTACTGATCTCAACTCTCAAGCTGATGCAAAAGACCAAAAAGCTAAATACTATGAAAAAACAGGTAAA